CAACCGGGCTGAATGCTCGATGACGCTCCGGTTTGTGAACATCGACCAGCCGACAGACTTCTTCGAGGTGCCCACGTTCGGGTATGGCATCGACCCGCAGGACAAGGGCCCCGGCAAGGCCATGTCCTATGCCGTAAAATACGCCCTCCTGAAGGCGCTAGGGCTCGAGACTGGCGATGACCCCGATCATGACAGCATTCCTTACGTGCAGCCTTCTGCGGCCGCTCCAGATCCAGTAGTGAAGTCATCGTATCAGTTGAAGAAAGATGGCGAATGGGAGCGCGTCTCCAGCGAGATCGCCAACGCCATGAACGACGTAGCGACGTTCGGGCAGTTCGAGCAGCTTCCGCGCCGCCGGACCAGCGTAGTAGTGCGACTCGCCGCGGATCTGGACGATGATGCGACGGCCCTGCTTCAGCACCTCGGCCTTCTGGAGCGGGTAATACCCAGCGCCTGGAACGAGCGTCAGCTTCAGCTCCGTCTCGACGTAGTCCTTCATCACCTCAAACTTGTTGATCTTGCGCACTCGCAGCGACGACGTGATGTCGCGAAGCTCCTTCTTGACACGCTCGGGCGTGATGGCGCTGGCGACGACATCGACGAAGAAGCTGTCCATCTTCGTCTTGCCAGCGCTGCGAGCCTGGGCATAGTTACTGACGCCCTGTGCTGCCTGCTGCGTGACCTTGTTGAGGTCAGTCTTGTCGACACCGTCCCACTTGCGGACGCAGCTGTCGGGGATGCCGCAGCTCTTGAAGAACGTCGAGGCAGCGGCGGGGCCGACGCAGGCGAAGGTGATGCGGTTGGTCGCCAAAGCGGCGGCGACGGCGCTGGAGGCACCGTTGCGGTCGCTGTCGGTGGCTTCGCCGTCGGTGATCAAATAGACAAGACAGGGCTTGCCGAAGCTGATGGCCTTCTGTGTGGCTTCTTTCGTGGCGTAGAACAGAGACGTCATTCCTCGACCATAGCCAAGAAGCAGCGTAGGCATGTGCTGTGCCGCAGACACGGACGGATGCCAAAACAGATTGTCGCCGAAGCAGAGGACGTCAACCTTTGCTTTCGGCAGTTCAGCGACGAGGCGTGCGCGAATTGCTTCAAATTGTGCATTCACCTCTTTGAGGCACGTGCGCATACTGCCGCCCTCGTCGAAGACGTTGCCGCCGGTCCAGCTGGTCAGGGCCACGGTGGTCTCGCCCACCACGGCGCGGCTGGTGAAGCTGCCCGCCTCGGTGTAGTCGCCGCCGGCCACGCTGGTCATCAGCTTGGCGCCGGGCCACACGGTGCCGGTGGGCTTGGCGGCGGCATAGATGCCGGCCGAGTCGTCGGCGTCGCGCAGGATGGGGATGTCCAGCAGCGTCAGCGCGGTGGGGCCGGGCAGCGCCACCGTGAGGCTGGGGGTGTAGTCGTCGCTGGTGATGCCGGCGCTGACCAGCGCGGTGGTGTCGTCCAGCACCCACTCGAGCTTGACCACGGGCCCGGCCTGCTCACGCCGCACCACCCGGGCGCGGTAGGTGGTGCCGTCGGCGTCGGTGAGGGTCAGCACGTCGGTGGGCGTGTGGCGGCTGTAGGCCAGCGGCAGCGTGGCCTCGCCGCCGATGCGGCCGGTGTAGGCGTCGGCCAGCATCACGTCGCAGATGGTCTTGGCCTCGGCCGCCGTGAAGGCCATGGGCATCTGCACCGTGGCGGTGTTGCTGGCGTCGGTGGCCAGGCGGTCGCTGTGCTCGGTGGCGGCGTTGTAGTCGGCGTCGGCGTTGAGGTAGGTCAGGCTGATCTGCGCGGGGATGCTCGCGTCCTCCTGCACGCGCACGGGCAGCAGCTCGGCTGCGGCCTCCTCCTCGCCGCAGCCCAGGTCATTGGTGCCGGGCGTGGCCGCGACGGCGCCGCCGCGGGGAACAAAGTACAGCTTGTCGGCGCAGTAGGCGTCGAAGGCGTAGGCGCTGGCCAGCTGCTCGAGCACCGATCGCACCGGCGCCACCTGCGCCACCACCAGGGCCCGCACGGGCGTGGTGATGGCCGACAGCGCGGTGCTGCTCCAGGTGCCGGCGGGCATGCCGGCGCGGGTGCAGAGCTCGTCCACCGTGTCTTGCACCGTGGCGTCGGCGAGCGCGACGCTGTCGAAGACCACGCGCAGCTCGGCGTCGTCGCCTCCGCCAGGCATGGTGATGCACCACAGGTCGCCGCCCACCATGCACAGGCGGGTGCCGGCCTGGCCGTACTCCAGCCCGCCGGTGATGGCCTTCACGAGCGTCCAGGTGCTGCCGCCGTCCAGGCGGTAGACCTCGTCGGTGCTGCCGGTGAAGCAGTAGAGGTAGTCGTTCTCGTCGGTGATGAGCTGGCCGCGGAAGTCGGTGCCCGTGGGCGGCGTCAGCGTGCTCTGCAGCGTCAGCGTGGCCAGGTCCAGCACATAGATGCCGGTGGGGTCGGCACTGCCGATGGGGGCGTTCAGGGCGTAGCAGTTGCTGCCGCTGATGGCGATGCTGCGCACGGCCTCGGCCATGGCGGCGCTGCTGGTGCTGAACGTGCCGCCCGCGCTGCTGCCCTTGTAGATCTTCTCGTCGCCGGCGGTCTTGCTCACGTTGCCCAGCAGCACCACCCCATCGCGCCGGCAGAAGACCACGTTGATGGTGGCCGGGTTCATGTTGTAGGGCAGGGTGTACGACGTCCCGGTGCCGTCGTCGTCGTACCAGTAGGCGGCGGTGCTGCCGATGTTGACCATGAACTGGCCGCTGACGTCGCTGTTGGCATAGCTGGGGTTGTTGCCGCTGGCCACCATGTCGTAGGTGGTCACCAGTTCCATCTCCTCCAGCCCCAGGGTGTAGCGGTACACCAGGATCTCGGTGCTGGTGCTGCCCTTGATGTGGTGCGTGAAGGACGGCAGCGCCATGGCCGGAATGCCGCCGTCGTCGCCCAGGGTGTACGCGAAGGTGCCCAGCGTCTGCGCGGCGCGGCCCTCCTCGTCGCCGGCCATGTAGACCTCGAAGGTCAGGTTGGGCAGTTGGCCGCTGCCGCCGAGCTGCAGACCCTCGATGAACACGGTGCCGCGGTCGCGGTAGGCCGGAGCGTAGCCCACGCCCACGGCCGTCTCGTAGGTGGGGTCTGGCAGCTGGGTCTCGCTGCCGGTGTAGACCGTCATGCGGCGCCAGGTGGTCTGGCTCTTGCTGCTGAGCGCGCTCTCGGTGCCGCTGGTGGCCAGCTTGGTGTACACCAGCTTGCCGTTGGCCCACACGCGCGAGACGCCGCCGATCTGCCGGTCCAGCAGGCCCACCAGCAGGTCGATCTCGTAGGTGTAGCTGGTCACCTCCGCGCCGCCGCCGCCCTTGCCCACCTCGGTGGTGGTGGCGATCTCGCGCTTGTCGCTGGCCCACCATATCTGGCCCGCCACGCGCGGATGCCCGGCCGCCCAGCCGATGGGCTGGCCGTACTCCACGCCGGTGACCTTCAGGTCGTCCAGGCGCGGGCCCTTCAGGCGCTGCGTGGGCCCGAACTGCGCGCCGATGAGGCTGCCCACCGTCCAGCCGATGCTGGCGCCGGTGAGGCCCAGGAACGCGACGCCCGGGGCCAGCGCGCCGCCGATGGCGGCGCCGGCCGCGGCGATGATCAGCTGCGCCATGCTTCAGCCCCCCACGCCGGGCAGCCGGAAGGCGGCGCGGAAGACGAAGGTGCGGGCGAACATCACGCGCGTCTCCACCACCTTGCGGGCGGCGCTGCTGGCATGCACCAGCGCCAGGCCGCCGTGGCGGTAGGGCACCAGCACGCCCATGTGCTGCGGGTCACTCTCCACGGCCAGTACCAGCACGTCGCCGGCGGCCATCTGGTCGCGCGGGATGCGCTGCATGAAGCGCTCGCACACCGCCAGCAGCGTGCCGTCGGCCTGGCGGCCGTAGCCGGTGAAGTCGAAGTCCGGCGCCACCAGACCGAGCTCGCGCGCCACGCCGATGACCAGGCCGGCACAGTCCACCGCCACGCCCTTGGTGCGGTGCTGGTGGCGCCAGGGCGTGCCCATCCAGGTGTAGGCCTCGGCGACGACTTCGGCGGGCGTGGTCATTCTGCGTTGGGCTCCGGCGTCTCGGTGATGGCGTCCACCGTCGGGCGGTGCGGCTCGCCCTGGAAGTTGAGGACGTTGTCGAACTTCAGCCGGCAGTCCTCGTCCAGCCGCTTGCGGCAGCCGGCCACAGCGCTGTAGGTGTCGCCCACCTGGATGGGGAAGGTCATGGCCACGGACAGGGTGAACGTGTCGCTGGCGCTGGCGTAGGTCTTGACCTTGACGGTGATGCCGTCGTTGTCGCCGCTGGTCCAGGTGAGCTCACCCTCGGCGAAGTAGTCGTCGGCCTCGGTGCGGGTGTTGTCGATGAACACCTGGTTGCTGGTGACGCTGCTCACCGTGCCGGTGTGCGTGAAGCTGGTCAGCACCTTGCGGCAGCGCGCGTCGCCCAGCCGGGCTCGGCAGGTCTTGGTGCTGACGGCCCCCACCGGCTGCTGCAGGTACTGCTGCAGGCCGCGAAGCTCGACCTTGTAGGCGCCGCGCTGCGGTGTCACCTCGCCCAGCGTGCCCACCATGATGACGTCGCGGCCCATGGTCAGGTCCGCGTAGTTGAACTGGAACAGCTCGAAAGCTGCGTAGTTCCAGCGCCCGGCCAGGATGTCGGCCCGGGTGATGATGGTGTCGTCGGCCAGCATCGTCAGCTCGGTGTTGTCCACCGCGAAGCCGGCGCTGCTGACCAGGCTGGCCACGTCCAGGCCGGGGCCGGCCAGATAGTCCACCGCGCTGATCGTCACGTCGCGCTGGTGGCTGGTGAAGCCGTACACCGCGGCGTCGGTGCGGGTGATCTTGAGGCCCCAGGCAAGCGTGGTGCTGCCGCTCTGCTGGTGGGCCAGCAGGCTGGCGCCTACGGTCCTCATGCGCCCATGTCCTCCACGATCTGGATGTCGGACCACTCGGTGATCAGGCCGGCCGTGCCGTTGCGGCTGACGATGCGGCCGGGCAGCCGGTCGCTGTCGAAGCGCATGGGCACGTCGAACTCACCCGCCCAGGTGACGTTGCCGGCCGCGGGCGCGCTGGCGATGGTGATGATGCCGGTGGTGTAGTCGATCGAGTGCGTGACCGCGCCGCCGGACACCAGCGCGGTGCAGGTGCCGCTCACGGGCTTGCGGATGATGCGGTCCTGCGTGTTGCTGCCGCTGGTGTAGCGCTTGACCATCTGGAAGGTGGTGCTGGTCAGCGCGGTGACGATGCCTTTCTCGTCGCCGGTGTGCGCGGCCTCAAAGTCCGTCCAGTCCTTGAAGCGCCAGGAGTGCAGGCGGCCGCGCGCCGTCATGAAGAAGGCGCGAAGCGCGGCGTAGTCGGCCTCGCTGTTGAGGCCCTGGCTGACGTTCCAGGCGTGCTGGGGGTAGGCCCACTCGGCGTTGCGCGCCTCGCGCCCGCTGATGGCCACGGCAATGCCGGTCTTGAAGCCGGGCCCGCCCACGGCGCCGTAGGCGATGCGGTCGGGGAAGCGGGGGCTCTCGAGGAAGGACATGCGGTCACCCGTTCCTGGCCAGCGCCCGCTGCACGCCCTGGCCAGCGGCGGCGGCCAACTGGCTCTGGGTGCGGCGGTCGACGGGACCGGCGCTGCTGAAGTTGACGATGACGCTCATGCCTGCGCCGCGGTTCTGGGCCGCCGGCACGATGCGCTCGCCCTTGTGGATGCGCGCCACCATGTCGCGCGGCACGTAGTCGGTGCCGACGTCGAAGCTGGGCAGGCCGCCGAACAGGCTGCCGGCGATGCTCTTGAGGATGCCGCCCAGGTCGAAGCCGCCCTCGCCGATGGCGCCGGTGATGGCGTTGCCCAGCGGCTCGGTCACCAGCTTGCGCGTGAGGATGCGCAGGATGTCCTGCTCCAGGCCCTGCAGCACGTCCCGCAGACCCTTGCCGCCGACGATGGCGTCCTCGAAGGCGCTGGTGAAGCTCAGGCCCAGATCCTTGGCGATGTCGTCCACCTCCTTGGACTGCTCCTTGAGCCGGCGCATGAACTCGTCGGTCTCCTCGTAACCGGCCTTCTCCGCGCGCAGGAAGTCGCTCTTGATGTCGACGGCGGCGGTGTAGCTCTTGGCCCTGAGCTCGTCCAGTGCCAGGCTGATGTCGGTGATGGCCTCGGCCAGGGCGGGGGTGCTGCCGTTGAGGCTGCGCAGGTTGAGCAGGTCTTGCAGCTGCGCCTGCAGGTCGGCGAGCTTGGCCACGTCGGTCTGCTCCAGCGCGCGCAGCGCGGCGGTGAGGCTGTCGCTGACGGGCGGGCCGACGAACTCGCCGCGGCCGGCAGAGGCGGCGCGGGCGGGGCCGGTGGCGGCGCTGCCGGTCAGCGGTGGCAGGCGGAACTCGACACGGCCGCCGCCTTCGTTGGCCGGGCGGCCGCCGCCGTTGGGCAGCTGCCCGGCCAGCGCCTGCTCGCGCTCGCGCAGTTCCTTCAGCCGAAACACCAGCTTCGGCAGCGCCGGGCTGTCGCCGTTCTTGTTGATGTAGTCCACCAGCAGCGTGATCTGGCGGCGCGTCAATTCCAGGTCGGCGCTGGGCCCGCCCTTGAAGGCGTCGAACATCTTGTTCAGGCCCTCGACCACGGGGCCCGCCAGCACGCGCGCCAGGTCTGTGGCCTCGCTCTTCAGCTTGGCCAGGTTCTTCTCGAACCGGTCCGCTTGTTCGACGGCCTCGCGGATGCCGTCGGTCGCTTTCAACTGCGAGTCGGCCAGGTCGTTCAGCAGGGGCAGCACCTCGGCGACGCTCTTGCCGAAGATCTGGTAGACGTAGGATGCCCGGGTAGCGTCGTCGTTGAAGCCTTGCACGGCCTTGGCGACCTGCTGAAGTGCCTGGACGGGGTCGAGGCGGCGCAGCTCCTCGACGCTCAGCCCCAGGTTGCGGAAGGCCTCGCTCATCGCGTTTTTGCCGTCTGCATCCTTCAGCGCCGCGCCTAGCTTCACGAGCACAGGCTGCGCCTCCGACAGCTGCCGGTTGTTCGCCCGCAGCGCGTTCTCCAGCGCCGAGACGTTTTCGACCGTGCTGCCGGTGCCTTCGGCCAAGTCCTTGATGGCCAGCAGCGCGTCGTTGACCTGCACGATGAACCCGGCCACGCCGGCGCTGGCCAGCCCGCCGATCAGCGCGCCGCCGATTCCGCCGGCGATGCCCTTGACCGTGCTGAACGCCTTTTCCAGGCGCGCGGCGTCCTTCTCGGCCAGCCTGACCGCCTTGTCCATGCCGGACTGCAGGTTGGCCAGCTGGGCCTTGAGGTCGATCGACAGTGAGGCGTAGGCCATGGGGTCAGGTCTCTCCGGGCTTGCGGTACAGCTTGATCAGCAGCAGGCGGTGGATGAACAGCTCGAGGTCCGCATCGGGCACGCCCAGCACGGCGGCCACCGGCTCCAGGCCCGCCCAGTCCAGCGCGCCCATGCCGTTGGTCAGCATGAGCCAGGCCTTCCAGGCGGTAAGGCTGGCGGGGGTGGGTGGCTCGGCTTCTTCGCCCTCGTACTGGATGCCGTGCCGCGCATCCAGCAGGGCCGTCAGTTTCCCGAGGCGGCCTCGCGTGCGCGCAGAAACTCCGCGCACAGGCTCTTGACCTTGTCGGCCACGGGCACGCACCAGTCGGTGTGGTCCTTGGCCAGGTCCAGCCACACGGCGGGGTCGAACGGCACGGCCACGTCGGCACGCCCCGGGCCGGGGCCCAGCACGTCGGCCTCGGTCCAGCCGCCGCTCCAGCCCACCACGCAGGCCAGCAGGTCGGGCAGCTCGCCCTCCAGCAGCAGGCGCGGGATCTCCACCTCCGGCGGCCGGCGCACGCGCACGGTGCGGCCGTTGGGCAGCGGCACATCGGCCTCGCGCGCGGCCAGCAGCCGCGCGTGCAGGGTGGTGGCCATGCGTCAGACGTTGGGCTTGACCACCAGCGCCGGGCAGATGATGTTGAAGCTGCCCGTGCCCAGGCCGCCCACGTCCACCTGCTCGCCGTACACGCTGGGCACGCCGTAGGCCACGCGCAGTACCTGGCTGCCCTTGGTGATCTTGATCAGCACGCTGGTGCCGTTGCGCGCGGCGCGGGTCAGGAAGGCGAGCGCGCTGCCCTCGATCTCGGGCGTCTTGATGCTGATGGTGAGGTCTTCGGCGGCGTTCAGGCCGGCGATGTTCCGGCGCTTGTTCAGGTGCAGCCGCGAGTCGTCCAGCGTGTCGGCCGCGCCGCCGCCCACGGCATAGCCGCCGGCCTCGTC